TAATTTTTACCATCGGCGTGGTTATAAATTGAACCATATTTATTGATATAGCCATCAATTGTTAAATCTTCTTTTAAACCTTCGGGAAGTTTTCTTCTAGGTCGATCTTCAATATCCATCCAGTGAGCTTCTCCGTTGATATATTGTAATCTTTTTGTAATCATATTAGCAACCTTTACCGCCTTTTTTACCACCTTTTTTTGTAGTTTTTTTCATAGTCCTCCTATTTTTTAATTTTTGATTTTTTTGCTGAAGATAATGCAATTGCAATTGCTTGCTTTTGCGGTTTTCCTGCTTTCATTTTTTTTTTAATGTTAGCAGATATGACTTTTTTTGATGTTCCTTTTTTTAACATATTAAATTTGTGTTGGTTGGTTAGCATTTCGGATTTGTTCATTAACGATTTCAGTTCCAGCTTTAACCTTTAAATCAAGTCTTTTGCTTTCTCTATCGGCTTGTTTATTAGCATCTTCAAATTCAAGTTTAGTCTCAAATTCGTTTTGTTGATTTAGCAATTTAGCTTTTTCAACATCAACTTTTTGTTGTTCAATTTGAAGTTTACCCATTGATTCTTGTTGTTTTAATTGCAACTCCATCTGTCTCATTTCCATTTCTTTTTGTCTCATTTGCATTTCCATTTGAGCCATCATTTCTTGAGCATCTGGAGCATCTTCTTCATTATTTCTTAAGAAATTTTCAAGATTTCTACCAACTTTAAAGGGTTTACTTGCAAAAATAATAAATTCATTTAATGCATCTTTTGAAACAACTCCACTTTGAACTACTGGAGCCATTGCTTGAACCATTCCAGAAATTGTTTGAATGTAAGCAACTCTATCAGCTTTTTCTTGGTTTTGATCAATCTTAATTGTCGAGTCGGTTTCAATATCAATATTTATGCATCTTAATTTATCACTTTTGAGCATTTTTTCAAGTTTACCTAAATCTTTATATTCAATAGCAAAACCTTTTAGATCTTCCATAATTTTACCCATTGTTTTTTTATAACCAGCTTGAGCTTGGGCGGATAACATTTGAAGTTTTTCTTGATATTGCGGATCTTTAGGATCTAACATAGATTGAGCTTCCTGAACTTGAGCATCAAGTTTCATTTGTGTTGCTTCTTTAATTCTTTCAACATCATGAATTTTTAAACCAGTTAGTTCCATCAACTCTTCAATTGAATATTTTTCAACTGCTAATTCAGCTAACAATCTTAAAGTATCTCTAATAGTAAATTCAACTTCTTTTTGTAATGGTTGAATACGAGAAATTGCAAAATTACCTTTTAGCTGTTGAGCTGTTGCTGTTTCACTTGCCACAGAATAGCCTCTAACAATATCACTTAATCCCGTAATTTCCTGAATATCAGCTTTTAAAGCAAGTTTTTCTTGTCTTAAAGCTGTAATAGTGTTAACAATCTCGGCAAGCGGTTTAAATACTATTAATTTTCTAGCATCATCAATATTGGCAGTGGTTTTTAATGGTTTAAATTGCCCATCTTCGCCGTTCATAATATTTTCAACATCTGCTTGTTCGGCAAAAGATGTATAAACACCGGTAAATTTTGCTTGTTTAATTAAGCTAGCTATTCTATCATCAATTTCACTTAAATTTTCAGCATGTTTTTTATATTGACGATAGAGCGGTTGTGGCAATAACTTATATGATTCATTTAGCCCTATTGGCATTGGGATTGGAAAAAAATTTTTAAGATTATATCCGTCTTTTTCACTTGATAAAACAAAACCATTGCCAGCAAAAGTAATAAAATGACAAATTTTATTTTCTTTATCCCATATTTCCCAGACTTCGCAAAGTTTATAAAGATCCTCTTTTTCTTCTTGTAAGTATTCAAATTTATTATTAGTCATTGGCACTTCCTCACCTTTCTTGCCAAAATATTCAATTAATTCCCTTCTTGAGTAATATTTTCTAAAAGCAACCCATCTTAATTTTTTCCATTCTTTTTCAGTTGACTTAAGAAAATCTTGATAATCTACAAATTCAATTGTGAAAGATTTTTTTGACTCATCAACATCATAAGAAGTTTCTTCTTCTTCAACTTCCATTTCTTGAGCAGCTTCTACCGTGTAATCTTTACTAGTTTCATTTTCATAATTATTATCTTCAGGTTTTTCAATTTTAATTTTTTTCTTAACCTTAGTTTTTATTTCCAAGGGCTCGGGTGGTATGAATACAATTCTCGGGATTCCAATTCCTTGAACCAAATAAGCATCCCTTACTTTTTCAATTTGATTTTCAGTGTCTGACTCTTTTAATTGATAATTTAACAATCTTTCAACTAACTCACTAGCGACCCTAGCAATTTCATCATTGTTATAATTAGCTTGAGCAATGTTAATTTTTGGAAGTTTACTAAAAAGTAATGGTTTTAAAACTTGGGTATTGCTCCAAAAAATTGGATAATTATCAGCATTGTTATTTTCATTTTCTTGGCAATCATAAACGTCTTGAAATTTTTTTGCTGTTTCTTTCGATTTTTCGTGATAATTTTTAGCATTGTCAATTTCTCTTCGCCAAATATCAATCAAGGCTCTTTCGCCTTTTGCGGTAGTTAACTCGTCTTGTGTTTCAATTTGGTTCATGTTCATAATTTTTGAATATAATTATCTTTTTCTTTTTGTCAATAATTTATTTTCTTCTTTGATTTTATCAATTAATTTTTGAATTTCTAACTCTTTATTGATTGAATCTTGAAGGGTCATTGGTTTTTTAATCTCAGCTGGCATAATTGGTTTAGTCATGCATAAATATCTTAAAGTGTCGCAGTTATGAACAATTAAACCGCCCTCAATTGTAAAAGAATTAGTTTTAGGCTCAAATAAACAATAAACCGCTTGTTCGTTCCAATCTTCTACGCTTACGCAACGCACTGGCTTTGCAATTATTTCCGCAAAATTTACTTTTGCTTTGACAAGTTTGCGTTGTAAAATATTCTTTGGCAAATTCTTGTGCCTTTTTAATATTTTTTCTACTTGTTTCTTTTTTGATTTCATCGTTGTGTTCTTTTGCGTGTTCAACGAACCACAAACATTCAAGATTAGATAATTGATTATTTGTTTTGTTTTTATCTTTGTGATGAATATGACAGTTTTTAGGGATTTCACCATTTGCATCTTGCCAAACCAACCTATGAAGTCTAACGCCATTTTTTTGAAAATAATTGCCACAAAAATAATAATTTTTACCTTTGTATCTTTGAATTGTGTTGCTAATAATTTTTGGTTCCATAAAGCTAATTGATTGTTAAAATCTTTAGCATATCGCCAAGCATCAGTATTATCAAGTATTTTATGTTTAGGAGTGCATATAACTACAACTCCATTCTCAAAAGTTAATTTAATGGTTTTTGTTTTTGTCTTAGTCAAGGATGGATAATAATCATTTGTCCATTCATTGCCAGCTAGTATTTTGTGAAGATTAGGATCAAGTTCTTCAATTGCAATTTTCCCTTTATCTGTATCAACCATAGTGCCAGCAATAAAACAAGCATGATCTTCCATATCTGTGTTAAGATCCTCGGGCTTAGAATTATCATATTGCATGGTTGGCAATGTCCTAAGTAAATTTTTGCAATTTTTTGTAATGTATAAAAGCGGTTGCCCATCTTCATTTCCTGTAAGCCTTGCCCTTATTTGTTGCCAACCAGCAACCCTTTTATTATCAGCAGGAAGCCAACCTATATTTTGAGCTTCGAACTGATTTGCTATTGATTGACCAGATGAAACATCAAATATTGCGGGGTCAGCTCTCATGTCATCCATTTTTTCGCCCATTTGTAAATCTTTTATAGTTTTAGCAATTTCAGCACTGCCAATCTTTAATCCTTCGTTTGCTTTGCCCGTGCACCCGTAGAATTCTCGATAAATGATTATTGCACCTCTTGGAAAGCTTCGTTTAATACCTCCACAATTAACAAGTGAGCCATCACTAACAGCACCCCAAAGCACGCAAAACGGTTTCGAATAGCCCCAATCAAATGCACGAATTTTAAACCAATCGTGCGGGATATTCACATAATCAACAATATGCTTTGTTGCGTCGAAATCATCAAAATAAGCCCCTTCGATAGCATCCCAATCACCCTCTAGCATTGCTTTTGCTAATGCCCCACCAAGTCCCAAGAGTTTTTCAGCATAAAGCGGATCATTTTCAGTCATTGTTGGATTGTCCGAAAGCTTGGCGGGTATAAATTGACGCAACATTCCACCATCTTCTTTTGTCATTCTGTAGAGTTTCATCGGCTCTTTATTTTCAATGAAATAAGATTTAACAAACTCATGACCTACACCGCCTGGATTACTAGAACATATAATTTTTGGTAAAGATTGTTTAAGATTTTTTGGAATAACTAAACCCCCGAGCCTAACTCTAGATCTTAAAAATTTATAAATATATTCGCTGAAATGCGTAAGCTCATCAATCAAGAGCAAATTAATCTCAACCCCTTGATACTTGATTACATCTTTATCATATTGACAATGGCATAGATTAATCTTAGAGCCATTCTTGAAAATAATTTGTGCTGTACTTGCATTTATTCGACAAAATCCGCTCTCAATATATTCTGCAAGCAAGCTAGTAAACCCGCTAGAGCCGTCTAAATGGTTTTTTTTAAGATCTTCACTTAATCTACGAAACAAATAAATTTGAATATTCGACACGCTTAAAGCGTAGAATATTGCAATAATTCTCATTGCGTGAGATTTACCACCCCCCGCCGCTCCACCGTAAAGAATTTCTGTGGCTGTAGATGTGAAGCAGTCGCTTTGTCTTTTGTGTAATGCTATTTGCATTATTTATTGTTTAGTATTATTTCAAGCTTTGGCATCACTTGCAGTTGATCGCTTAATTGTTCTTTATAATTTAAATCAAATTCCTTGCGATTCTTTACTTTAGCGATATACATTTTGTGTTGATATAATTCGCATTGCCTACGCACTGTTGCGTTGTGCGATTCATCTTGTATTTTGTGCAATTCACTTTCTGCATTGTCTAACATATCATAAGAAGCTATTTTTAGAGCTAAATCTTTAGCTTGTTGATTTTCTTCGAGATTCAAGTAATGATGCAAGTTTGTTAGATGAATATTAAAATTCTCTGCGATTTGTCTATAAGAAATGTTGTTAGATATATCTTTAAATAAAGCCTCTTTATGTTCATTTAGTAATTCGATAGTTTCTTGACGACTTATTTTTTTTCTATCTTCAATTTCTCGAGTTTTTAACATTTTTTTACATTTATTTTAACGCGCGTGCGATGTTCAAAAGAGTGAGATAAAACTTTTAATCATAATCTCACTAATCAAACATCACTAATCAAACATCATTTTTCAATTTATTTATTTTTTTTTTAAATTCAAGTAATATTTTCTAACTCAAATTTTAGTTTTATATATAAATTTAATCAATCTTTATTCCAAGATTCGAGTGAGCTGAAGATACAGAAATCCCTATCACTAGAAATTCCTGTAAAAAACTTATTCCTGAGTTGTCGCTCGCAGTTTTTCAACAGATTATATTAGAAACCTAAACATCATTACAACATTTAAGAGGCGGGTTAGCGTTCTCCTTTTTCATTTCTTAATCCTTCTAACGGTCGCAATTGCTTGCACTTAGCCCTTGTAGCCAATATAAAAACACCAAGGGTTTTATCATTTTTATCTATCAGTGGCTAAATAATTATTTTAGCATTCAAAATTCAACCGAGCTAGCTTATCGTCCTTTCAAGACCACTAGAACTCTACACCCTCTTTATTTTATTGATAGTAGGGTTTGATTAGTTAATTATACATTAACTTACTTTATTTCTATTTTCTTATTGATAATTATTTTATTTGGGCTGTTTCCAGCCCTATAGAAATAAAATACCCCTAAGATATGACGGTTAATTAGTCCGCTAAAAATCATTCTATTCATCAAAAAATACTTGTCAAATATTTTTTTTATCTTTTTTTGATACAACCCTTATTTTTTTTCTTGACACAATATTTAACATTAACTCTTAACAACTCTTATTAACTTATATTAACTTTTAATAATCAAATAATTTAATTTTTATTCCAAAATTATTTTTAAATATTTTAATCTTTTTTTTACACACTCCCCAAATCTTATCTACTGTTGACTCTTCTAATATTTATATAATATTTTAAATTAATTAAAAAAAGATGTTGACTATTATATTTTAGCATTTTAATATTGTTTTTAGAAATTGAGTTTAAATTAAATTCAATAACTAACTTAAATAAAAAAAATATGAAAGACTTAAATAAAAATTACGCAGATGAATTGCTTAAAAATGGCAATGCTAAAATAACAACAGAAGATCATTTTGAAGAAATGCTTTGTTGTTTACCTCCGCAACTGACAAATTTTACAAAAGAAAAGGGTTTTAATGCTTTTTTGGTTGGAGAACCTTATTCTCACAGATTTTGCGAAATAGCAAAAGACTTTGTTCCAGTTTTTGAATGTTTTGCAAAAACTAGTGACGGCTTTTATTTAAGAGTTGATTATATGAGCGAAGCAAATTTTACAAAACTATTTATTAATTTTAAATAAAAAAACATGAAAAAATTAACAAAAAAACAGATTGAAATTATTAATAAAATTGAAAATCTTTTAAATATTTCAATTTTATCAAATTGCTCTTTTTTAAAAAATAAATTTATAAATTTAAATTCTAATTTAAATCAAGATGAAAAAAGAAATTTCATAAATTTTTTAAATGCAAATTTAAAAAAATATAATTTTTGTAGCTTTGAAAACAACGGCGGATTTGGAATAGCTATTATTTTAAAATAACAACATTAAAAACTTCAACTTAAATAAAAAATATATGAAAGAATTATCTAATAATAATAAAGAAAAAATCGCAGAAACAAAAAAAAATTATTATTTAAACAATAAAGAAAAAATTAAAAAATATAATTTTAATAAACGAAAACTTTTGAAACAAAAACTTTTGAATTGCGAAAGCAACAAAAATTTTGTATCTAAATAATATGTAATAAAGAATAACAACTCAATAATATTAATAATTAATAAAAAAACATGATAAACATTAACAAAATAATAACTTCAGACGATCAAACAAAAATTGATAAACTAGAAAAAAAAGCAATTAAAATTTTAAAATTACAAAAAGTTGGCAGAAAAACATTAGAAATCGATGAGTTACGTTTTTGTGAATTAGCAAAAACACACACTAACAACGAACTTTCTTTAATTTTCAAATGCTCGCAAGGTAAAATAAATATTTTAAAAAATAAATATCAAATTAAAAAAAATTCTACAATTGATTTACAAAAAGCGCATAAATTATTAATTGAAAATAAACTTTCTGTAGCTAAAACTGCAAAGCTTATGGACGTAAATAAATCAACACTTTATTATAACTTATGTAAGATTAATGATTTACAATTTTCTAAAAAAGAAACAAATTAATAATTATTAAAAAAAAAGTTTGAAAAAAGTTTTGTATCAAATATTTTAAATTAAAAATGAATCATCTTTAAAAAAGATATTCATTAATTAATTTAAAAAAAAATGCAAAAAGATTTTCAAATAAAAAAACTAAAAAAATTTACAACAATATTTAATTTAAAAAGAAATTCTATTTTAAATAAAATTCTTTTTAAAATATTTAACTAACTTAAAAATAAAAATATATGAACATAATTAATTTTAGCGAATTTCTAAATTGGAAATTTAAAAAAGAAACTGCAAAATTTTTTAAAGAAATAAAAGGTATTGAAACTAGACCTAGATTTTATCAATGCAGATATGGCGCAGGCATCCCTGATTTAACAAGTTTCACAGGTTTTGTTGATTCTTTTGCAGTTTTTGAAACTTCAAATTGTAATGAAATTCTGATTGAAAAAAAAGATCTCGAAAGATTTGTAACTAGTCAAGAAAGATTAAAACAAAACGTAAAACCTTTGCATGAAGCAATTCAAGCAATGAATAATTTAAAATAATAAAAAATATGAATAATTTAACACAAAAACAAATTGACAATCTAAATCAATTAAAAAATGGCAATGAGCTAGATATTGTAGATCTTTTAACTTTAGTTGATTTAATAAAAAATTTTCAAAAAGAATTAAGCACTAAACTTGAATCAACTTATCTTGAAATTGAAAAGAAAAATATAAAATTTTATAATTAATTTAAATTAAAGAAATATGACACAAAATATAAATAAAACAAAAAAAAATATATCTTTAAAAGAAAAACAGAAAATTTTAAGAAAAACAAAGGCAAAGTTATCAATTAAAGAAAAAGAAATAGTTAACAAAGATATAAAAAATGCTAATTTTGATAAAGTTTGTTTAGTTTTAAAAAAATTATTAAATAAAATGGGTAAACGTGAAATTAGTCATTACAAAGAACTTAGAAGAATTGCTGAACAAAAAAAACTTTCTAAAACAAAATAAATTATGAAATTTTTAATAACTTTTATTATATTAGTTGGATTAGTTTTTATATCAAAAATCCTTTTTTTTCAAATTTGTCAATTAAAAGAAAATTTAAAAAAAGATATTGAAATTAAAAAATAATTAAATATTTTAAAATTCGATAAATAAGATATTTTTATTCTCTTAATGATTTAAGATTATTTATTATTTTCATATTTATTTAAGTTGGCGGAGGGGTAGCAATACCCCCGAGCTTACTAGCCCTAGTGAGTCATCTTAATCTCACTAGAGCTAGTATGCACGACACGAAACAAAGCTAATTTTAACAACGCTTTTCATTGATACAGAGCTACTAGGGCTAGACTTGATGGAGTCTAGCCTAAATTAATAAATTAATAATGAATTACGCTGATTTAATTTTTAAAATAACAGATATACAAGCTTTACTTTTAAATTTTTTAGATAAAAAACAAAAATTAAATTATAATTGTGAAAATTGTGTTATAAAATTTTTAAAAAATATTGAAATAAGCGAATTTGTTAAAAGTTTTGATGAACAAAAGAAATTAGAGATATTTAAAAAAATGGGGTGGGAAGTTAACGAAGAATTTACAGAAGAACAAAAATTAAAAATTGACATTATTTTTGATAATATTGATATTATTTTTAAAAAATTGATAGAAAAAAAATCATAAATTGATTTTATTTAAATAAAAACTTGGTGCGAGCAAGTTTTTTACATATGGGGCTAGCTCCGCACGGCTAGCTTCACCAAATCCTACAGTGCATGAAAAACTTATATAAATTTCTAAAAACAAAACCTGTCTATACCGCTGAAATAGAAAAAACAACAGAAAATCAAGTTAAAATAAAAAAAATAAAATGAAAGAGCAAAATTACTTTGCAAATAGAAATGTTAATCTTGCAATAAAAAAGGGAAATTTAGAGGATTTAATTAATGATGAGACTAGAAAATTAGTCGGTTATATAATGCCGATTTTAGAAGGTCAAAATGTTAGTGAAAATCAAAGATTATCTATAAAAAAAATACTCTATACTTACAAGAATAATTTATGTTCAATGTTAATTAATGAAATGTCTAATGAAAAACAAAATCAATAAAATCAATACTCTAAATGCAATTGCATATGCAATTGCATGTACAATAGTATATCCAATTGGATATGCTAAACATATGTTTATAGTTTATAGTTTATATGTTTATAGTTTATCTTTTAATTTTTAAATGTTTTTAATATGAAAGATACAAAAAATAAAATTTATTATTTTCAAGAAAAATCAAATGATATTCTTGATTTACAAGATGAATACACAATTGAAGAAATTGGCATTTATTTTATTTTGAAAGCTGGTTATTTTAAATATTCTGGCGAATTAACTCTAGAAAATATTTGTCAAAGATGTAAATTTTTTGGTGATAAATCAAAATTAAATTTAATGATTTCTAAGCTTTTTCAAATACAAAATGAATTTTTAATCAACAATAACTGGTTGTCAGAAATTAACGGAATTAAAAAACTATCAGAAAAAAGAAAAGAAATTGCGGAAATAAGATGGACCAAAATCAAAACAAAACCAAAGGATAACCCAGATAAACCCAAAAAAACTCAATCGGTTTTTATTAAACCTACTCTTCAAGAAGTTAATAATTATTGCTTAGAAAGAAATAACAAAGTTGACCCTGAGAGTTTTCTGGATTACTACGAAGCTAGAGGTTGGAAAATAAAAAATGTTACTGTGAAAGATTGGAGAGCGTGCGTTAGAACTTGGGAAAGAAATTCATTTACAAAATCTGAAACAAAAAGGTTTTTGACTAAACAAGAAATAAAAGATCAAGCTGATAAAGACCTTTTTGATAAAATGTTAAAAAAACACGAGCACGGAGGATTTAATGATGATGAATTTTAAAGAATTTTTACGAGGTTTTTATATTTTAAAAGAAAACTATGAGTTTGATGTTAACGAAACCTATATGCAAATGGTTTTTAAAGAACTTGAAAAAAAATTAACAAATCAAATGTTTTTAAAAACATGTTACGAAATTATTAAATCAACTACAAAAAAAGACTGGAATGAGGCTTACGGTTTCAAGGGAAGACCTGCATTAGCTGATTGGTTAAACGCTTTTATTCCTTTACCTGTTGACGTAGTTTACTATGAAATCTGCGAATTAACTGGTGCAAGATTAAAAAAAACAAAAAAAGAATTACCAAAAGAATATCTTGATATTTTAAATCAAAATAAACAGGTCAAATTTAAACAACAAACCTATTTAAATAAAAATAATAACTAACTACCAATAAATTAAATTACTATGAAAAATAAGCCTTTTATACAAACAACTTTTAGTTCATATTCTTATAAAGATTTTTATAAAGATATTGAAAATGAAGTTGAAATATTTATTGATCAATTTAAAGATCTATGTGATAAAGCGGGGATCGAGGGTTGGCTAGGTTCACCGACAAAAAGAGATCACAAAGGATTACTTGGTTATATGAGAATTAGCTTTGCAAAACAATTAAAAGCAATTAATAATTTGACTTTTGACATCCCCTGTTATTTTAACAATGATGATATTTGTAATTTTTTCAGATCGGATTTTTTAGCTAATGAAGCAAAAAAGAATGGTTATGTCAAACCAATTTATAAAAAAACTCACTTTGATTTTTTAAAACATGAAGCTAAAAATTTTAAACAAAATCATACGTTTAGTATTGAAGAAACTATGGAAAAAATTAAAAACGAAATTCAAGAAAATATAAAATTAAATGAAGAATATAATTCATTTGATGATATAGATATATTAATTAATTAAATTACTATGAAAAAAAAGGGGTTTGGAATGATAGAGGCGGCAATTGCTTTTACTTTATTTGCAATTATTGGTGGTATTTCAAAAGGTTTGATAGAATATGAAAATCACCCATCCAGTACTGTTGATAGCTATAAATAAATATTTTTGAAAATAATGCTTGACATTGTAAAAAGCCTTGTTTAATATAGGTTGCGAAGGTTATTCAATTTATTTTTAAAAACTTTTAATTTAAATTGTGAATATTGGGGGAAGGTAGTTTAGAGGTAAAACGTGTTTGCTTTATCGTAAAGGACGAAATTAAACTAGCTGAGCTAGAAATAGCAACATGACCGTGGGTTCGAGCCCCACCCTTCCCACCAAAATTTATTCGGTGGGTCGCTCCCGCAAGTGGTTTTTGAACGGAGAAATCCGCACCAGTCAAAAACTGCTATACAGCTGGGAAAGACCGCACCACTCGACACGGGTGAAGAAGAAAAGTCCAACCAAACCTAGCCTAGGTAAAGATGAAGGCAAAAATATTAGACAACGCAAATTGAGCTAGTTAAATCGCTCGAAAGGGCTTCATTAATCAAGCGGTTAAGTTTAGTTAATTATATTTAATACTAAACCTCTAGTACGAGCAAGCTAATTACCATCATCGCTTTGGTAAGTTCAAGATTAGCCAGTTAGCCTTCTGTAAAAAAGGCAAATATTAACTTAAAATTTAAATATATGAACATAAATGAATTAACAGTTGGACAAGCTATAGAATTAATAAGTCAACTTAAAAATAACTCAACACAAGAAAGTAAAACTTTTATAAAAAATAATCAAACTCAAACTAACAAACCTCACCCGTTTGAAATTGGTAAAAATTATTTTATAAGAACCGTAACCATGTCGCACGTTGGTAAACTTGAGGCTGTTTATGATGATATTCTTGTTTTATCAAACGCAAGTTGGGTTGCTGACACTGGAAGATTAAGCGATGCAATGAAATATGGATTAGAAGCAATAGAGTCCAGCGAAATTGAACCATTTGTGAATGATATTTTTATTGGTCGTGGTGCATTAATAGACATGACTATTTATAATTTTCCATTGCCAACCAAGCAAAAATAATATATGAATCAAGCAATTTTACGAGCGGGTTTTTTAAATGCTAATAGCGGGAGCTGGAGCTGGAGCGGGAGCGGGAGCTGGAGCGGGAGGGGGAGCTGGAGCAGGAGCTGGAGCGGAAGAAAAGAAGGCTAATTAAATTACACCACAAAAAAACTAAAATATTAACTTAAATAAAAAATATATGAAAACATTACAAGAAGTACAAGAATTTAATCGCAGAAAAATTATTTGTGCGGTTTATGGAACTGAGAATTATGAGGAGGCTTTGGAAAAAGAATTGACTTTTGGTTGCATAGTTATTGATTTAAAACATCAATTTTTTGGTGAAAAAGATCCACATAAAATGACATTGGTTTATGACACGGGAGATGGCGTATATTATTTTAATCATTTACGTGGAAACCCGTTTTTACTTATTCACATAAATAAAATTTTAGATAAAGAAAGATTCCAAATTATAGGCAAACCATTAACACTTGATAGAGTGTTGTTGGCTTTGGGAGAATTAGAAACAGATGTTTCTGTTTGTTGTTATGGAAGTATTAGAATTGGGCACGAAATTACTAATTTGCCTCGTTGGGACTTAACCAAACCAACACTCGAAGAGCAAAGTGAAGAGACTCAAAGGGCTATTTATGGATTATTGGGAGGGGAAAATGAGTAAGGGATATTATTATATTTGTCCGATTAAAGCTCTTTATATGATGAAAGAGTTTGAAGTATTATTTTATTTACATGACGGGGAATCTTCAACTCACCCTTTCATAAGGAATGATGAAGATGAATCCGAAATTGCGGATCATGAATTGTTAGAACGGTGCGAAGGATACAATAAAATATACATTGAAGAAAGATCCGAACATATTTTTGAGCCGAAAAAAGGTGATTTAGCTCATTATGATCTTAATGGTGGAAGCGGGGTTTATCAATTCACCAATAAGCCTATAAGATGGGCGGAAGGTGTAACAAATATTCAAATTATCAGAAGAGATAACAAACAATTTTTTATGCCTGAGGTAGAAAATGATTAAATCTTTACGAAAATTATTGGGACTTTGTGATCACAAGTGGATTGATTGTGGTAACCAAAATTATCACGAAACTTCTTTTGGCATGTATTTAGCTTTCACTATCATTCAATGTAAATGTGAAAAATGTGGTGCGTGGAAATCTTTTAAAATAAAGAGGTAAAAATGACTAAAACAACAAATTTTGAAATATCAAAAAAATTAGCAGAGATTGGATTTAGGGATAAATGTGATTATTTTTATTTTCATGAAGACAAAAATG